CTGTTGTATAAAACGCTGGACAGAGTTGAATCATTAAATAATTTCTACCAAAAACATGAGTTGCTGCACTTCATATCCTCCTTGTCAATCAAATGACCCAAATGTGTGCGAGCCACTTGGAACGACAAACGAGGCATACAAGATAGTTGTTGAGGATGTTTCTTTTTGCACTAAAACTATTCAATCTCCAGAAACCACATCTGCGCTTCAGCACTCTGGGATTATAGGATGGAAAGACGGAAGTTCTACAAAGCCTTTTAGCCTTCCAGAACTGCAAGGCGCGACTGGTGCTACAGGATACGCTGGCATCGTTGGTGTTAAATCCAATGGTGACTTCATAAAGTTCGTAGCTGCCACGGGCGCAACTGGGGCCACAGGATACGATGTTATTGCCAACAATGGTTCTGGATGGAATGTAGTATCTGGAGCCGTGATTACAGGCGTTAGCGACCAGCCAAAAGGTGGAGGAACAAACCGAGTATTCTTTGAGAACGATATTATCGTTACCGATAATTACACAATTACAACAAACAAAAACGCAATGTCTGCTGGGCCAATTTCAGTCGCTTCTGGAGTCACAGTAACAGTACCAGCAGGATCATCTTGGACAGTAGTATAAAGGAGAATAAATTATGCCAATCACAATAAATTCAATCACAGGAATTGTTAATGCCACTTGGACGACAGCAACTCGCCCAGTCACTCCAACTGTTAGTCAGACAGGTTACAATACTACCCTCCAAATCGTTGAGTATTATGACGGAACTCAATGGATGACAAGTGAAGCAACTAGGCGCAGCGATCAGGTTATCCAAACATTTCTTGCGTCAACGACATTTGTTGTTCCAGCAGGGATTACAAACATCTCTGAAATTCTTGTAGTAGCAGGAGGTGGTGGCGGAGGAGGAACTGAAGGTGGCGGCGGCGGCGCAGGCGGAGTTCTTTATAGCACCAATTTGATTGTAACGCCGGGTAATTCTATCGTAGTTACTATTGGAGCGGGAGGAACAGGTGGGCGTGGATTTGGAAACTCCCCGACAGTCCTAGCAACTAATGGAGGAAACTCAAGTTTTGGTTCATTGACAGCAATTGGTGGAGGTCGAGGATCACAGTATAATACTGGCGAATTGCCTCTATCTGGCGGGTCTGGCGGTGGCGCATATGGAGCCGTGAATCCTGCTGGAACTGGAACCCCAGGCCAAGGGTTTGCAGGAGGCGTAGGCGACATCAATATTGGAGGAGCAGGCGGTGGCGCAGGAGAACCGGGATTTAGATCATTTTGGAATGGAGGAACCCTTAATACTGCCGGAGGAAATGGTGGACGGGGAATACCAAATCCTATATTAGGATCAACAGTTGGACAGCTTGTAGGAGGGGTTTATTATGTTGGTGGCGGCGGTGGTGCTGGAGGACAAGCGGTAGCAGGACTTGGAGGACTTGGTGGAGGTGGCAATGGAGCCACTTCTGGCAACGGAAACAATGGTATTGCAAACACGGGAGGTGGTGGTGGTTCAGTTTTCAATAACGCATATGCCGCAGTCAAAGGTGGCGATGGTGGTTCTGGAGTAGTAGTTATTAAATACTAAAAATATGAGAATTGCACAAATACAAAATGCAGTAGTAGTCAATGTCATCATTGCAGATGATGTCTTCCCAAGCACACCGACTGACACCTACATCGAATCGGACACGGCAGGCATTGGATGGATATACAAAGATGGCGAGCTATCGCCCCCACCGATAGATATTGATGCACTTCGCCATACTGCTTATGTCGCTGAATCCGATCCTATCTTTTTCAAATATCAACGCGAAGAAGCAACCAGAGAAGAATGGCTCGCTAAAGTAGAGGAAATCAAAGCTCGTTACCCAAGGAACTAATTTATGGCAACATCATTCGCACTACAAAACGATCCTTCCTTACCTCAAGGTTATCTGAAAGTGGACGGCTCAACCTCCGCTACTTTTACTACGACTGGTATTACGGGAAATCTGACTGGTAATGTTACTGGTAATGTTACGGGAACTGCAACTAATGCGGCTTCTGGATCACAGCTTGCTTTAAAGTCCGCCAAAGCATGGGTAAATTTTGATGGGACTCTTGCTACACCTATTACTCCAAGAGCATCTTTCAATGTATCCAGCGTCACGAAGAACGGAACTGGCGAGTATACTGTAAACTTTGCTGCTCCGATGGCAGATGCTAATTATGCAATATCCCTTGGAGGGCATGGAGACACAAACTCGACCATGGGATATGTTACAGGTTATAGATCATCAATTGGTGGATATACTCCAACAACTACATCAATCAGACTACAATCATGCAACGGAGCTAATGTTACATATGATATTCCATGCGTGTGTGTAGCAATCTTCGGAAACTAATCTTATGTTTATCACTTACCCACAACCCAACGGACAAGTCGCAGTAGTCATCCCATGCGGAGATGTTAATGACGCAATCAAAGATGTTCCTGCTGGAGTAGAATACAAGATTGTCAATTCCGTTAACATTGATAACGACTACTTCAACGCATACGAGTTTGATGCTGAAGCTGGCGCAAAGGTCAACATTGAGAAAGCAAAAGCTATCCATCTCGACAAGTTCCGTTCTGCTCGCACTCCGAAGCTCGCTAAACTTGATGTTGATTTTATGAAGGCAGTTGAGGCTAACGACGAAGCAAAGAAATCTGAAATCATTGCTGCAAAGCAAGCCTTGCGCGATGTAACGCTGACTCCGCTTCCAAATGATCTTGCAGGAATTAAAGCCACTTGGCCTGACATTCTGAAGTAATGCCAACAGAGGGATCAGTATTTGATGGATTCACAAGTATCGTAGCACAAGACGCCGATACTCATCCATCATATCTGCCAGAGTTCTATGTTTCTGAATCTGTAAACAGAACCTTCCGTGGAGGGGTTAATAGGACTCGTCCAAGCATACGGAATATCCCAATACTAGCAGGCGCGGAGCAATCTGAATTTATCGTTAACGATATTCAGAGCGGAAACTTCCAAGGAGCCTATCCATATAGGGCGGTAAATTATGGAGCATCAGATGGCATACTGATCTCTGTATCTGGTGTTATCTACTTTCTGAAGGTAGTAAACAATAAGGCGTATGCCTACAAGATCATTGATGGCAATGATCCCGGCATGATGCACACTTGGTTCGTCCAAGCGGAAGATCGAGTATACATCCAGAATGGATACCAGAACGCAATCGTGTGGGATGGTGACCTAACTATACCAGCTTACCGACTGAATCCATACAACCAAAAAATGCCAATTGGGACTGTGATGGAATATGCTTTCGGGCGAGTCTTCGTGTCAGACAGGTTCAATCAAATCTACGCATCTGACATTATCTTCGGTAATGGTTTTACTGATACAAAGAATACCGAGAACTTCACAGAGATTAACTACTGGGCAGAAGGCGGAGCGTTCTCTACTCCAGCGATGATTGGAAATATCACGGCAATGAAGGTGATGCCGCAGATCGGAACAAACCTTCGCGGCCAAGGAGAGCTAGTTATCCTAACAACGAATGGCGCATTCTCGATGGATGTCAGCATTCCTAGAGTTCAATGGAACACATCAAACATTCAACGAATCTCATTGCTTGGTCGCGGATGCACTAGCCCGTATGTCGGACTAGCCAACTCTGAGCTTTGGTTTAGGTCGCACGATGGTTGGGCATTCTATTCTAATAGCCAATCTGAATTCGCCAGATACTTTTCGCTCCGTAAACTTTCTAGGGAAGTGAACAAGTGGGTTCAAAATGATACCCCGTGGTTAAAGCAATTCGCCTCAACGATGTTCTTCAACAACTATCTGATCAGCACAGTTGCGCCACAGACAACGAGAACAGTTGGAGTCGAGGGGCTGAACAGGTATCATAGAGGAATGGTGGTGCTAGACCTAGACGACTCTTCTTCTCCTGCGCCAGATGCTCAACTTTCATTCCGATGGAATGGAGTGTGGACTGGATTCCGCCCGACTCAATTGTTGTCTGCATTGATAGCAAACCAAAAACGCGGCTTCGGATTCTCGTTTGATAAAGACAATAAGAATAGGCTTTACGAATTCACAGTAGACTACAACGACGACTTCGGCCCAGATGGAAGCAAGAGGATTGAATCCTTCTTCACAACTGGAAGGTATGATTTCTCAAAGAGCGGGGTAACAAATAAATTCATCAGAAAGAAAATTACTGGTGGAGAAATGTGGATGAGTGAAATCTCTGGGCAGGTTGATAGCTCTGTTGATTTCCGATCTGACAGCAATCCCTGTTGGTCTGAACTTAAAGTTCCAACTGCGTATGGATGCGATCCTTGTTCTCCTGTGGTGAATGGTTGTGTTCCGCAGAGGGGCGGTAATCGCTATAAACGCTACAAGTTTAATACGCCTGATCCAAGCGAGTGCAATGACATCTCTGGAATACCAGCCGTTGAAGGAAGCGAGTTTCAAATCAAGATCAACTTAACTGGGACTGCGACAGTTGATCGGGTTAGGCTAATGGCTAACATCAAGAACAACGAAGACTCTCCGATTGGTGACTGCCCAGAAGAGAATCAAGAGTGTGAACCATTTTTGTGTTGCCAAGAGAAATATTGGGAATACAATATCGTGAACTAATTGCTATGGACAATCAGGATTCAAGCCCTTCAATCGTATTTCCAAATGTCCCAGATGACTTCTG